CTCAGTCTCAACCTTCTCCCCAGTCGCTTTCATATCGGCTAGAATAGGCTCAGCCGCCGACGTGCTGAACTGGGTTTCCATGAGTGCAAACTTCAGCGCATTGTCGGGACCCCACGTTCCGACCTCAAGCCCGATGAAAGCCCCGGTCGCTTTCATATCGGCGAGGATCGGCTCGGCGGCCGACGTGTTGAACTGGGTTTCTATCTTTTCAAACTGCGACTTCTCGCTCCACGTCAGAACCTCAAACCCAAAATCAGTCCCGAGCGTTTGCACCCTGTCAAGAATAGGACCAGAGGCCGACGCGCCGAACTCGGTATCTATGAGCTCAAACTTCGGCTTGCTGCCTACGCTCCATCTCCCAAACTCAAGCCCGACGAGATATCCGGTCATTTTCGTCTTGGTGTAGATCGGCCCAGTCACCTCCGTGTTGTATTCTGTCGCCACAGCTGCAAACGACGCCGAACTCTCCACCGCCAGCGTGCCCATGGTATCAATTACGTCTGCCGCCGTGGTGCGCGTCTTGGTCTCTATCGGAGTAGATACAAAGCTCTGCCAGTTCTCGGCAAGGCTCTTGAGACTTGCGGCGGACTCTCTCGGCATCTGCCCGAACTCGTCGCGCACCCCCTTGGCCAGCTCGGCGACGCTTTTCTCTATCGGCTCCGTCATCTGCGTCTTTGCACCAGCGGCCACAGCCTCAAACCCGTTCTTCATACTAGGCGCAAGGTCGTCGGCAACATCCGTCGCCTTGGTGATCAAGATGCCCAGGCGCTCCCCCGCTTTCACGGAAGCAGGAGACATCCCATCGACTATCTTACCGCCGATACCTTCCCATCCCTTGACCACCTCACCAGGGGCCGTTACGGCGGCCTGCTCTGTGTCGAGCAGCGGTAGCTGATACTCGCCTATGGTCTCAAACGCACCCGCCCACGCCTCTTCCCACGTCAACGGGGCGGTGTCATCAACCCAGTCGCTCAGGTCAAGGGGTGTCAGCTCGATCCCGAAGGCCCCCAGCACCTCAGACGCAAACCCATGGACCTTTTCAACCATCGACGCCAGCCCCGCCGTGGCGTGACTCTCTGCCATATTCCAGGCCGCCAATACCGCCACGGGGAGAGCATTGGCGACGCTGATCATCGCGTTGATGCCCTCTTTCTCCCACTCCACAAAGCCCCTTGCCTCCGCAAGCATAGCGGCCTTGAGCGTGCCCGCTATCGTCGTAACGAAGACGTTATACAGGGCGAATGTGAACTCATTGGCCGCCGCAAGGCCATCAGCGAACGCCAGTATCCAGTCGTCCATGATGTCCTGCATGTATCCCCGCATCTTGGTCTTGGTCTCTTCGTCATCCACCATCTCTTTCATCAAGGTGCCGACGCTATCAAAGAAGCCCTCGGCGAATGTCTTGGCATCCGTGAATGCCCCCCCAAGTCCGTCAACTGATACGATCCACTCATCGAACTTCTGAATGGCCGGTGTGATGTCGTTCTTGAGCATATCAGTGAGGAAGGGCAGGAACTCGTCCCCCAAGGTGATCTTGAGAGAGTCAAAGGTAGACTCCACTTCCGTGACGGCGCCGCCCCAACCGGACGTCATAACATCGGCCATGTCTTGCGCCGCCCCTTCGCCTTTTTCAATCTTCTCAATCAGCTCCTGCAGCTTCTCCTTGCCGCCAGCCACCAGGGCGTTGATGGCCGCCCCACCTTCCGTCTCGAAAAGTATCAGGGTGTCCTGCGCGCTTAGGCTTTTTTCCTCCAGCTGCCCAATGATGTCAACCAGCGGCTTCATCTGGCCGTTGGCATAGAAGAAAGACAGCCCAAGGTCCGTCATCCTCTTCTGCAGGCCGCCGCGATCCGTCGATAGCCGCAGAAGCCTCCTTATCGCGGCGGCAAGTGCCGTCCCACCACGCGACCCGGCAAGCATATTGTCGCCGAGGATACCGAGTGCCGCGGCGGCAGTCGAGAAGCCCATACCGACATTTGCGACCGAATCAGACGCATAGGAGAACGACTCCCCAAGCAACAGCACATCGGTTGTGGCGCTCGTGGCCACAGTGGCCAGCCCGTCCACGACGAATTCCAGGTCGTCAACCTCAAGCCGCATTCCACGAATGACTCCGGCACTCACCTTTGCGGCGCTGCCCAAGCCAACCCCACTGGAAGCCGCCAGACGCAATGTCTTCGGCAGCGCCGATATCGCCTCATCAACAGAAAAACCAGCTATCGCCAGCGACTGAAGCGCCCCGGCAGCCTCCGTCGCTGTAAACTTTGTTGTTGACCCCATCTCGCGCGCGATACCAGTCAGGGCCGTAAACTGATCCTCCGTTGCCCTGGAGACAGCCTTGACGCGGAGCATGGACGTTTGGAAGTCGCCCGCCGCTGAAGTGAGCTTGTAGATGGCAGCACCCATGCCAACGGCGGCGGCAGTAGCCGCAACCATAGCAACCTTGGCGCCGGTAGCCAGCCCGGCAAGCCCAGTGGGCTGGCTACCCAAAGCCCTATTGCCGTGCTTGTGGACATCCTCCAGCCCGGTCCCGGTCTTCGCGGAGTCGATAATGATGCGGAGTTTTTGCTTGAGATCGGCCAAGTTACTTGGCTTTCTTGGGCTGCATGTCCTGGGCCAGCAGGTAGGTCTCGTTCTCGATCAGCGGGAAGGCGTCAACCATCCGCGCCGGGAGCTCTGCAAGGTCGTCCATGGTTGCCGTGCGCTGCCATCGTTGCCCTGGGATGTCAGGCGAGCGGTAGTGGGTCAGGCGGAACACCTCCCAGGCCGTGCGATGGAAGGTCGTGACGAAACGCGCTGGGCACTTGACGAAGACATACCGGCCCTTCAGGTCGAAACCGGATCGGGTGCATCGGTCTCCGGGGCATCCTCCGCAATCTCTGCCGTACGTTGACTCGAACCAGCGCACAGCGATGGGAAGTTTTTTAGCTCTTCCCCGCTGAGTTCGGCCGTCTGCCCAAGCACATACTGGATCTCAGCGACCAAGCCGCACTTGGAAGCGTCCTCGGGATCGGTGAACCCGCTGGCGGACCCTGTGCGCTCAATGCGCTTTGCCGTGCTCTCCCAGTCCTCTTGTATCAGCTCCAGGTATATCTCCCCCGGGTCGGTCAGCGTCCGCGGCTCGCCCGTCTCGTCCTCAATAGCGACGTTCTGCGGCTCGGAGACGTGCTCCACGAACTGCCTCATACTGGCTTGCAGATTGGTCGGTAGCTGTGGGATCAGCGGGCCATAGTCCGCCTTCAGTAGCTCCGCCAGCGCCTCATTGCGCCAGGCGGTGAGCTCGTCGGCGTCGCCCCACTTCAGTTGCGCCAGGCGCTCCAGGCGCGTCACCGGCCGCAGCATGAACGATATGCGCTCGGCGTCCGGGAGATCCCGGTTGCCGCCATAGTGCGGCACGTAGCGGAAGGATCCTATCTTGGTCTTGAGTAGCATGGTGTCTCCTCTACGGGTTTAGAGTCGGGGCGATGCGGACGGTGAGGAGGAGGACCGCCCGAGGACCGGCACCCGAGGACCGTCACCGCCCCGACTCATTTCGGGTCTAGTCAAACACGAACGTGCATTCGTCACCACCAGAGGAGGCAGATGCAAAGGCCGGGCCCGTGGCGCTCCATTTCTCCACGCCCTCTTCCGGGCTGTCCTGGTCGCCGGCGTCAAATTCCACCTTCGGCGCGTCGATCTTGAACCGATCAGCGGCCGTGTCACCAAGCGTCAGCAGCAAGTCTTCCTCGCCCTTGGCACGGAACTCGTTGACCAGGTCGTTGTTCTCGCGCGTGACCAGGAAGGACAGGTTAGGCGTCACCTCCCGAATGCCGGCAGCCAGCACGTCCGATGCCTTGGACTGCAGGGCCTCCTGCGTCATCAGTGTCACGCCGTTGGCCACGTCGAACGTAGACGGTAGGTGCACGATGGTAGTGCCCCCGGCATCCAGCGACAGAGACCCGGCGGTGCCACCAAGCGGGTCACCCGTGTATGTGGGATCAGGCAGGAAGGCCTTGACGGACGAACTGGAGGCCACAGACGTGGCGGCGGAGAGCGTCAAGTCGTTCCCGGATATGCTCTCAATCCTGAATCCGGCGCCGGTGTTGTCATCATCGCCGAGCTGGACTATCCCATATGCGCTGAACTGTGACCCGTCGTCCACCGTCAGCAGCGTCGAGCTGGTGCTGATGGTGGCCAACGCGTACCCGGCATTGATGTAGTCCGTCCCCTCGCCGGAGAACGACACCTTCGCCAATCCTTCGCCCCACGATACCGTGGCTTTGTTGACGACGGCCCCATATACCCCCTCCTGCGTCTCGGAGCGGGCAACGTAGATGCTCGCAGACAGGGACGTGGGATCCTCCAAGAACGAATAGGTCACGGATACCCCTGTGTCTATGCTCTCCGTGCCGAACAGGTGCTTGAGGACGTTGCCAATATCCGGCGCCGTCCCCGCCGTCCCGGAGGGCCTCAACAGGCAGTCAATCGTCCACGGTATGACCGGCTGACGCACGGCGATGCGCTCAAACCTACTACGCGCGCCGCGATGGTCGGCCAGGTTTTCGTAGCCCTTCGGTCTCCCGATGGTAGCCGAGAGGGCCCGGAAGGCATCGCCCGCCACGGGGATCTTCGGAGTGAGCAGAGAGTCTTCCGGCGAGAAGAACACCGCCAGGTCAGACCCCACGTTGTAATTACGGTTTCCCATGGTCGAGCTCCTTGTGAGTTACTCCAGCTGCCATTTGGCTTGATGCTCCGGGATCTTGCCGTTCTCGGCGCCCGAATCGATAATCTCCCCCATGACCAGGTGCCCGATGCGCAGGTCCAGGTCCACGTGTACAGTGTATCCGGCTGCACGGGCAGCCGCACAGAACCACATATCCTCCGAGATTTGCTCCTGCGGCTTCAGCTGTGGAATCTGCCGACCGTCGAGGAAGTACTTGCCCGCCAGCTGCGGCAGCGCCTTGTCGATGGCGTCAAACACCTCCATATCGATCAAGAGGCAGGCCCCGCCGGTGGCATCGCACTGGTGCAGGCCAAGGCCCGGGGGCTGCTCAAAGTGCAGCCATCCGTCATCGTCCAGCACCCACGCGCACATGTTGAACGGGCTTCTGCGCTGGCGACAGAGGCCGCCAACGATGGGCTTGTCGTGGCCCATCAGCCGCTCCAGCGTGTCCGGCGGAGGCGTCATATCGGCGTCGATGAAAAACAGCTTTTTGACTTGCAGCTCGCGGGCCTTCGATACCGCGGTATTTCGCATCTCGTCAATGGCGTCGCCGTCAACCTGAATGAATCTGGCGTTGTGTTTGAACATGGCGGACACGCAGGACATGTGCCGCTTGTACACGTGATCCCAGTTCAGCGGGCTGGCGATGAGCACGTCGGAGTAGTCGTCGCGCGGCGCAGCGGGCAGCGCAGAGGATGCCATCTCCGGTTTGAGCGTTTGGGTCAGCTTGTCAAGGTTCTCGGCAAATGCGGGCTTGTCCATGATAGCTCCTCCTCAGAAGCGAGTTAGGTGGTGATGATACCGACGGAAATGGCCAGACGCTGCTCGAAGTTCGGGGCCTGGTCGTCCAGGGCGCGGGCGAAGGGCTCCGCGTCCGTGACCAGCACCTCATCTGCCCACTTCGTGCCGGACAGGGTCAGGTTGTTATTCTCCTCCAGTATATCAACTACGGCCTCCCAGTAGCGCCACAGCAATGCAACGACGACCTCCTGGGGTGACAGTGTACCGACGACCGCATTGCCGCCGGCGACAACACCCACCAGTACCTCTTGCATGTTGACGCGCTCGCCGCCCCGGTAGTCTCTCTCACTCCCACCGGACGCCACGACGATATTCAGGTCGCCGCCGAAGTCGCGCTGCGGGCTGTTGTACCAGTTGTCCACAGCCACCAGCGTGATGTCATCGTCATACGCCGTATTGATGGCCGCAATCTTGGCAACCCACCCTGCCTCCAGGACAGCCCGGACTTTCGTGGCCGTGACCTGGGCGTTCTTAGATCCGGCCATCGTTGACCTTGGGCTTCATAAAGTCGTAAAAGGAATCCTGCATGGCCTTGGAATAGTCGTTCTGGAAGGGCTGCGGCAGGCCGATCAGCGCCCGCATGGGCAGGAGCCCACGGCCCGGTGTCACTTGCTGGTGGTACTTCATATAGGGAACGTGCGTGCCGAACTCGGCAGCCGTTGCCCTGCTGTTCCGTTTCGCTACGTGGTCCCGTCTGTTGGGCTGAATGAACGATCTGATCAGCCGCAGCTTGCGGTGCATCAGCGAACGGCCCGGGTAGTGCTGCTCTTTCCAATGCCGGTAGTCATCAGACAGCGGCGGCCACGGCTTCCCCAGCACCCCACCTTGCGTCTCCCAGACCTTCTCCGAGTGCAGGACGAATATCTTATCGAGCTTGCCGACCAACCCCTCGTCCGCGTAGAACGGCCGCCGCATCCACTCGCCACCAGACAGGAGCGCGTGCTGCAGCGAGCTGAACCCCTCGACGCGGACATTGAGCTTAAGCATCGGCCCTCTTGGCTTTCGCGGCGACCTTCACCGGCTGCGGAGCCCACAGCGCCATGCCAGACTTGTACCCGGCCATCAGCGCCTTGTTGCCGGTGTGCCGCGCCGCAGCTCCTACGGCATTGATGCGCTTTCCCTGCCGCATGGCGATGGGATCCGGTGCACCAAGTCCAGCCGATGCGCGCGCGGCCTGCATGTCCTCAAACACCGAGACGATGCACTCCCGCAGCTTCTCCCGCGCCTTCGACTCCTCCGGCGGCAACAGCTCGCCGGGCTCATACACAAATTCCCGCACGTCGCACACACCACAAAAGCAGTTGGCGCCGTGCCTCAAGACCGTTTTCTCTACCATTTTGTATCCATTTCAAAAATGGGCTCTTCCTCGTCCCCGTCATCATCAAGGCGGGCCTGGCCAGATGGGACATGCGCATAGTGTGGTAGCTGCGTGCTCGTCCCCCGCGGTGCATCTGGCAGCTCGAACGACGAACCCATCAGCAACTTGAGGCCATCGCGCCATTCGGTCAGCCAGTCTTTGCTGCGGCCGCTGGAACCGTCCATGCCGGGGAATGCGTTGTCGGCATCGACGGCAGCACCGAGGCAGTTCAGGGCCTTCAGAACTTGGGACGACTCGGTGTACGCCACACCAATCGGGACGGCGTATCCTCGCCCTTTCAGCACGGCGTTAATCGTCCGCGCGCGCTCTTTGATCCACGATTCCACCTGTGCCGTTGTTGGCACCGTGGCTGTGGAGTAGGTGCGCCCCGTCCTGGCGGTTACCTCTACCGCCTCGCAGTATCCGTCTGTGTTCTGCGTGATTGACATACGGCCCTCGCAGGATGCAGCCACCAGGCTGCACCCCACAGATAGAGGAGCGGTCGGGCGCCATATCGACGCCCGGCCAATGGATCATCACAGCGTTACCTCAAGGATGAGAGAGGCGCCGGCGAACTCGGTGGTCCCATCTTCCTGCACCATCTGGATCGCGACCTCGTCACCCGCCGCGACGGCGAGCGAGACAGAGGTGTCGCGCTCCATCACATCCCCCCCGGTCCAAGTGAACGTATCCACAGTGCCTTGGGTGATGTTGATGAGCACGAAGATGCTATCGGCGTTCGTGGCCGAGTTTGTGGTGGCGTGTGCCTGCACCGCGGAGATGGTGCCGGCAATCGGCATGTAGATACCCGAGCCCACGTCAGACTCAAGGATCCATACCTGCGTCCCAACAGGAGTCGTAGTGAAGTCGGCCACCACGCAACGCGCCCGGATCCAGAATGCTGACTGGGCATTGACCACCTTCGCCGCCCAGTCAGTCGGAGGCGTGAAGGTGGTAAAGTACGTGCTTGTCCCGGCGGTGAAGCTTATGGAGTCGTCCACGAACTGCGAAGTCTCCAACGTGGCCCAGTCGGCAGCGCGGCCATACTCCCAGGTGATGGAGCTCAGGGCAGTACCAGCGACCACGCCCGCCGTGCCAACGGTCAGCTTGATGCCTGAGAAGATGCTATCCTGCCCGAGGTAGTACGCGTCGCTTGTCGCCTCATTCGCCGGCATCAGCGTCATGTCATTGGCGCCGGCGCTGTTGGCTTCGGCCGTCTCGTCGGTGAATGCCCCGCCATCGTCGGCGTATGCGTAATCCACAGCCGATGCCGTCAGCGTGCCCACAAGGACGCCGTCCGCCGCGGCCCCGCCACGGTTGGCGAGAGTAGCCGACAACCCCACGGTGACCGGAACGGTGAGCGTCATCTTGGCGGAGGTGACAGCGTCGTC